CAGCGGGACAAAGTTATTGAAATGGTTAAAGAATTCAAAAACAAGTTGTCTGAACAAGATAGCTGGACAAAGGGATCACCAAAGAGTGTTAACAATCTAACTAAACATACTATTGAGTTTGAAAAGTCGGGCAAGTGTGGGGTTGGTCATGCCCGAGCAGCAATCAACTGGAACTATCTGCGTAGAGTATACGGGGATAATTACAGTCAAAAGATTATAGATGGTATGAAGATTGTCGTATGCAAACTCAAAGATAATGCATTGGGATTCACTAGTATTGCATATCCGGTTGATGAATTAAGATTACCACAATGGTTCAAAGACTTGCCATTTGATGATTTACTAATGGAATCAACACTAGTAGATGAGAAGATAGACAACTTACTTGGTGTATTGGATTGGGATATCAGAAGTAATACTGATGTTAACTCAACATTTGATGATTTGTTCACATTTTCGTAATTCGGTTAACCTGTGGTTGACTAACACATTATATTCTACTATAATACATAATAGAAACTCCTAAATATTTTAAACAAAGGAAACAAAATGAAAGATTTTTTAAAAGACTTAATTGATCATACTCTTGGTCTTGGTACAATTGAACTGATTAAAGTTACAGGTACTGATACTGAAACAGTAATCAATGCGGTAGCAGAAAACAAAAGCGTAATTATTAGTGGCACATTCAAAGATCCGATTGCCGACTTTATTGGTATATTCGGAATGCCCAACTTGAATAAACTCAAGACAATTATTGGGTTTGATGAATATGACGGAACATCTAAAATTAATGTTGTTCGTACTCAACGTGACGGGGTAGATGTACCTTCTACTATTCACTTTGAAACAAAGAGTGGTGACTTTGTTAATGATTATCGTCTTATGCTTAAAAGTGTAGTTGACGAGAAAGTTAAAAGTGTATCCTTTAAGGGTGCTAAGTGGAATGTTGAATTTGAACCTACAATTGCTGGTATTCAACGACTTAAGAAGCAATCACAAGCAAATAGCGAAGAAGATCATTTTGTATTCAAAACTGATGGAAGTGATTTGAAAGTATACTTTGGTGACGCATCAACACATAGCGGTAACTTTGTATTCAATACTCCAGTTACCGGAACACTAGCTGGTACACATAAGTGGCCCGTTAAAGAATTCTTGAGTATCATGGATTTAGTCGGGGACAAGACAGTTAAGATTAGTGAACAAGGTGCAACGGAAATCACAGTTGATAGTGGTATAGCAATTTATGTTTACTTGTTGCCAGCTAACAAGAAATGATCAAGAGTATCAATTGAAACAAGATAATCTATCAGCGAAGCATAACCCAGATTGGGCATTGTTTTTACCCGCAGTCAGTAGTTTTTATATTGCTGGCTTGGGTAAGCAACGCAGAGGTGAAAACTACTTTGACCAAGCGCGAATCCCTGCCGGTTTTAATGGTGATGTAGAAAAACTTAACTTTCTTAACAGCAAAGAAGGTCTTTACTACTACAAGTGGGGACTATACTCTGCTGGTCATGCTAACTTGGATACTACCAAAGATGATTCAAGTGAATCAATCATCCGAGAACGTGAAGAAGGTACATTCATGTTAGGTGACTCTGGTGGCTTTCAGATTCTAAAAGGTCAATGGCCAGCTGACTGGAAAGATCCCAACTGTCCTAAGGCTATGGTAAAGCGTAAAGCAGTATTAAATTGGATGGATACATACATGGATTATAGTATGTGTTTGGATATTCCTTCACAATCATTGACTACATTTGGAATGAAAGATAAGAACGGCAACAGTTTACACGGTATCAGTACTATTGAAGAAGCCATTGCAGCTACACATATTAATAACGAATACTTTATAAATAATCGCTCAGGGAAATGCAAGTTATTAAATGTATTACAGGGTCGCAATCATACGCAATCTGATAGTTGGTATGAAGAAATGAAAAAGTATTGTGATCCAAATGTCTATCTTGATAATCATTTCAATGGCTGGGCATTCGGTGGACAGAACAAGATTGATATACATTTGATGCTACGAAGATTAGTTGGTATTATCCATGATGGATTGTTACAAGAAGGTAAGCATGATTTGATTCATTGCTTGGGAACAAGTATCTTGGAATATGCTGTGTTGTTTACTGATATACAAAAGGCAATACGTAAGTATCATAATCCAAAACTACAAATTACATTTGACTGTGCCAGCCCATTCTTTAGTGCTGCTAAAGGATTGGCATATTTCAATACTAATATCCAGCATAATAAAAAATGGTCTTACAGCATGGAAAAGACTGCTGAAAAGAAAAGTTATGCCAATGATAATCGCAAGTATCGTGATGCTGTATTAGCTGATGGTATACATAAATTATTTACAGATAGTCCAGTAACTGATGCATTAGTTATGAAAGATTTATGTTATCGTGGTGTAGGTTTCTTGGGACAGCACGGTAAAGAAACTAAAACAAGTTGGGATACATTAAGTTATACCCTGTTACAAAGTCACAATGTTTGGATGCATATGAATGCAGTTCAAGAGGCTAATCGTCAGTATGACCAAGGGGTAGTTCCAAAGATGTTAGTACATAAGTTTGAAGGTGATAGGTTCTTTACTCAATTAGTTAATGAAATCTTTGCAAAGAAAACTAAACAAGAATCACTAGATTTGATTGATTATCATACTAGTTATTGGAAACAATTCCAATCAGGTAGTCAGGGTATTAGTGGTAAGAAAACTGAAAATGCTATGAGTATGTTTGACGAATTGTTTTCAGTAGATGAAGAACCGTTAGAAGAACTAGAAGATAGTGATGATGCTATCGCATTAGTTTTGGAGTAATATGTATAGCCAACAAATTGCAGGATTAAAACTACAGTTAAAGTACCTTGTTGGAAAAATCTTATCAGCAGAATCGGATACTAACTCTGATAAAGATGCCCTTAAGACTATGCAATCACAACATAGTATGATATACTATGACATACAGCGACTTAGTAAGTTGCAATGGGAAGACTACCCTGAACATGTTAATTATGATAACGAAAGAGATTGATAATGGAACAGATGATACAAGCACAAGCAGAAAAGCGGCAGCGCATTAAAGAAAAAGCAATTCGTACAATTTTTGTACGTTTTCAGAAAGAGGGTATTCATTGTTACCCGGCAGCAGCAACAGACCCAGCACTTGCTACAGGTGATGAGTATGATGTTAGCTTTTTAGGAACTTTGCATCGTCACATCTTTCATTTTGAAGTGACTATGGAAGTATTTCATAACGACCGTGATTTGGAATTTATTCAAGTAAAACGCTGGTTAGAAAATCTCTATGCCGGTAATATTCTTGAATTGAACCATAAAAGTTGTGAAATGATTAGTGATGATCTTTATGAGGTTATTGCAACTCGGTATCCAAATCGTAATATCACTATCACAGTCTCAGAGGACAATGAGAATGGTGCTACGATTTTTTATAGTAAAACTCACCCTTATCAATCACTCGCTATTTAAAAGGAATATAACATGGCAAAACAAACTTTTCAATCAAACCCGCGTGTTACTCAAATCTTTGAGGACCTAGAGAAATATCTAACATTCTGTGTGGATTTTGGTTATAAGTACAACGAAGCAGAAGTCTACGACCAACGTAGTTATGTGTATCGTCAGTATACAAAATTTGCAACTGGTAAAGTTGCAAGAGATCAGTGGCAGGAAACGGTTCGTCCATGAGGCGTCTGTACTACCTGGGACTCGAAAAATATACCGCCCGTTACACCTACCAGTTACTAGACTGGAATGAAGCAGTATTCAAGCGTAGAGGTATTGACTATGTGGTAGTACCTGGAGAAACACTAGACAATGACCAAGCAATTGTAACAGGTCAAGTATTAGATGCACACGGTCGTACATACTTTGGCATGAGTCAATTGATGAATCTAATTCGTATGATGAAGGCTGGTGAATTGAACAATGAAGATATTATCTATTTTGAAGATATGTTTCAGCCCGGGATTGAAAGCCTTCCTTATATTCTTAAACAAATAGATAGGATTCACAGGCCTAAGATTTATGTTCGTTGTCTTGCTCAGTCAATTGATCCTGACGATTTTGTTCATGTATGGGGTATGCAGGATTTCATGGGGCATTATGAAAAGATGGTTGACTCATTTGCGGACGGAGTACTCGCAACCAATGAGGAAATGGTAATGCACATGAAGATTGCAGGTTGGAAGGCTCCAATCTACAATATTAGTGGGTTAGCATTTGGTAAAAAAGAAGTACAGAGTCGTGTAGCAAACATCAAACCATTCAATGAACGCAAAATGCGTGTGGTATTCTCTGCCCGGTGGGACATGGAAAAACAACCCGACTTCTATATGGATCTCATTGAGGTATGGAATAGTCATCCGGGATTACCAAAAGTAGAATTCTGTGTATGTAGCGGCGCCAAGTTGAAATCCAACAGCGATAGCCACATGCGACGGGCTCGCAATCTAGTAGCTGCAGGGAAACTAAAAATCTATGAGGATTTAGAAAAGAACGAATACTACAACATTGTTAATGATAGTAGGGTTGTGTTTAACTGTGCTTTACAAGATTGGGTTTCAAATACTGTAAGTGAAGCCGATGCTCTTGGCTGCAATGTACTATATCCTGCGTATCGTAGTTTTCCTGAAACTTTTGCCAATGACCCGGAACGACTGTACATTCCTTGGTCAATTGATGATGCAGTGAATAAGTTGGAAACTTTATTGCTGTCTCCTCATCCAAGAATGGGCGAAATAAGTAACCGCAATGATAGCACTATAGATAGAATATGTGATATACTTGAAGGCAAGGGCGAAGATATGCTACGAATGACTACTGACTATCGTAAACATACAAGAGAAAGTAAATATTAAAGGAAACAAAAATGAAAGCACATGCAGATATTAAAACACAATTGGCAGCATACGAAGCTGAACATGAAAAGTTTGAAAAAGGTAATGCAGCAGCAGGAACTCGTGCCCGTAAAGCATTGGGTGAACTAGCTAAAGCGGTTAAGGCTCGCCGTAACGAAATTAACGCTGAAAAAGCAGCAAGAAAAGAAGCTAAGGCTTAATCTGTGATAAATAAAATGTAAGCTGCACAACGGTAGTTTACATTTCAAAACAAAAACCATCACAAAGGAAGGTTATCTATGTCGTATAATAAGCAAAAAACAGACCCAGAGTTGGGTCAACGAGTACACGCACATTTAGTTAAGATGGGAGTTGAAACTCCTACCATCCCAAACAACTACGACCGTAAAGAAAAGATAGATCATATTGAAGCGCACTTTGCACATATCATGCGTATCTTAGGTCTTGACTTATCAGACGATAGTTTAATGGAAACACCCAAGCGTGTTGCTAAGATGTATGTCAACGAAATCTTTTGGGGACTTGATTACGAAGCATTCCCTAAATGTACAGCAGTTGACAATAAGATGAAGTACAATGAAATGGTGTGCGAACGCAATATAAATGTACAATCAAACTGTGAACATCACTTTGTTGTTATTGACGGTCTTGCTACTGTCGCATATGTGCCTAAACAAAAGGTTCTAGGATTGAGTAAAATCAATCGTATTGTAGAATACTTTAGCAAGCGTCCACAGATACAAGAACGATTGACAGAACAAATCTTTCACGCATTACAATACATTTTGGAAACAGAAGATGTTGCAGTTATGATTGACGCACAACATTATTGTGTAAAAAGTCGTGGTGTAGAAGATACAGGTAGTAGTACTGTTACAAGTAAGCTAGGTGGTGGATTTAAGTCTGATCCAGCAGCAAGAGCAGAATTTTATCAACTAGCAAGGGGACGATAATGAACTGGATCAATATAGACAATTTGATGATGGGAATTATAATTGGATATATACTAAATCCACTGCTAGCAGCATTTATATCAATATTTACTAATGCTTGGAAAAGTACAAACTCGGTATGTACCGGAAATTGTAATCAAGGTCGTAACTGTACATGCAGAGGAAAAAATGGGATTTCGTAAACCAATGGACTATACCGGTGTTCATCATCAAATTTACACAGCTGGAATAGAATTGCATAGCAACTACAACGATGGTTTCAATCAGTTTGAAATCAAAAAAGACTTACATCGTATCAAGTGGTTGCTTGATGAGATTATGGCTGATTCACCTACATTCGCCGGCGAAGAAGAATTTCTTGATGAACATTCTAAAATAAAGATGTGGAGAACATTAAAAAAATGATATTCAACAGAATCAAAGAACTAAAACAACAAGGGCTTAAGATAGGTATCGTATTCTCCCAATTTGATATTCTACATGCCGGGCATATTGCAATGCTTAGTGAAGCTAAAAACCATTGCGACTATCTTATTGCTGGTTTGCAGAATAACGCACAATGGGATAGAGCGGAGAAGAATGCTCCTATTCAAAGTATTGTTGAGAGGCAGATTAGTTTAAGTGCTGTCCGTTTTGTAGATGAAATTGTTGTTTACAATACTGAGAAGGACTTGGAAGATATTCTACTCATACTACCTATTGATGTTCGTATCTTGGGTGTAGAATACAAAGATAAGGATTTTACGGGTAGCGATATTTGTCAAACTCGCAGAATTGAAATAGTATTTAATGAGCGTGATCACAGTTTTAGCAGTTCAAGTCTACGTAAACGAGTTGCGGACGCACATCAAAAAGATAAGTAAAATGACACACCGAATATTAATAATGGGTTTACCTGGCGCAGGCAAAACTACATTGGCACAACACTTGCAAGAGTTTCTGATTAATAATCATAAAACTGTTGCTTGGTTTAATGCTGACGAAATCAGAAAAAAATATGATGACTGGGACTTTAGCACTGCAGGTCGTATTCGTCAAAGTATTAGAATGAAAATACTAGCAGATGAAGCTAACACTGATTATGTCATTGCTGATTTTGTTGCTCCATTAGTTGAAATGCGTGATAACTACAATGCAGATTGGACTATTTGGGTAGATACTATCCGTGAAGGTAGATATGCTGATACTAACAAAGCCTTTATTGAACCAGAAACATATGATTTCCGTGTCAATGAACAAGATGCCGAAAAGTGGAGCGAGTTTATTGGATTTCATTTGAAACTTAATCAGCGTAGACCAGTCTTTGATTGGAAGAAAGAAACTGTACAAATGTTAGGTCGTTGGCAACCATGGCATGCTGGGCATCGTGCATTGTTTGAACGTCTACTAGGAAAGACTGGCCAAGTTGTTATTCAAGTGCGTGATGTACAAGGATGGCAAGATAGTAATCCGTTTGCAATTGAAGAAGTTAAGAAATATATTCGTAGAGATTTGGATCCATTATATCAAGGACAATACGAGATACAGGTTGTGCCCAATATTGTTCATATTGGATGGGGTCGCGGTGTGGGTTATACATCAGGTGAAGAAACATTTGATGAAAGTATTACCCAAATTAGTGCTACTAATATACGAAAAGAAATGAATTTAGGTAAATAAAAATATAGTGAAGTTAAAATGACACAACTACCAGTAACATATAAGTGGACTTCCACAAAAGAGTATCACGATGCGTTCCCCTGTGCTTATAGACAGTACAAAGCCGACAGCCATTGCCAGTTTTTACATGGTTATAGCTTCTCAATGAAGTTCTATTTTGGAACAAACGACTTAGATGCGCGCCGATGGGCTGCGGATTATGGCGGCTTGAAAGAACTAAAGCAAACATTAGAGAGTCAATTTGACCATACAACATTAGTGGCTGAATCAGATCCACATCTAGACTGGTATGTGCAGGCGGAACATCGTGGCATTATGAAATTAACTATTCTCCCCAACTTAGGATGTGAAAGTCTTGCAGATATGCTATACAAGTATGTTAACGGGGTTTACATTCCTGATATGTGGGGTGAAAGTGAAGCAAAGCGTTTGTGGTGCTATCGGGTCGAAGTACGTGAAACCCAGGCAAATATGGCTTTTAGAGAGGGGCATCGTGAATGGAATGAGGATTTGTTTGAATGAGTTCTGAATCAGACTTTAAAATGTTTAAATGGGTACCAGATGGTACTTATGATTACAGTGACTTTCTTACACGATATGTTATAATCAATGGTAATCCAACTGTTGTTATCAATCGTGCGTGGGTAAATAAGGGTGGCCCAGAAGGAGTTTCAGCCGAATTGAAACAAGCATGGGGTTCATTTCCTGATATGCCACCAAAGCCATTAAAGAAATAATGAAGATATTTTGGAGAATATGGGCAAAAGCCCTGGGTGAGAAAGCGGGCACAACCGATACAGAATCTGACCATATTGCGTGTATTAGAACTGGTATTGTGTTATGCTATGTAATTACAAACTTGTTTATAATAGCAGGTGTTGTTAACCATTGGAATTAAATGTCAAAACTAAAAGTAAGTGAACTATTTTATAGTATTCAAGGAGAAGGCCGATATATGGGAGTACCAAGTATTTTCCTACGAACATTTGGATGCAATTTTTCTTGCAAGGGCTTCGGTATGCCGCGCGGAGAACTAAGTCGTGAAGTAGAAGATATCGCAGCCCGTGTGCATTACTACACGGCTTACACCCAACTACCATTAGTTAGTACCGGATGTGATAGCTATGCAAGTTGGGATCCTCGTTTCAAGGATTTAAGCCCAGTACTCACTACTGATAGCATCGTTGATGGTATTATGAATATGTTACCACACAAACGATGGATGGAAGAACATCTTGTTATTACAGGAGGTGAACCTTTGCTAGGTTGGCAACGAAGTTATGTTGATTTACTTTCACATGAAAATATGAAAGGTTTACAAGAACTAACATTTGAAACAAATGGCACTCAACCGTTGCAACATCAATTGAAAACCTACTTGCACTATTGGGCTATCAATCGTTCCAGAGGTGCAATAACATTTAGTGTTAGTCCTAAACTTGGTATCAGTGGTGAGAAGTGGGAAGAAGCAATATGTCCTGAAATTATTGATGAATATAGTCAAGTGGGACATACATATCTGAAGTTTGTTGTGGCCAATAGACAAGATGTAGAAGAAGCACAAGAGGCAGTTAATCAATATCGTACTCATGGATTCAGGGGTAATGCTTACTTGATGCCATGTGGCGGAGTTGAAAGTGTATATAACATGAATGCCAAAACAGTTGCACTTGAAGCAATGCGGTTAGGCTGGCGTTATAGTGATAGACTTCAAGTGCCCCTTTTCAAAAACGCATGGAATACATGATGGATTTCTTTTGGGGATTTTTACTTGGGTATATAGTAGGGGTTTTCTATATGTGCTATCGTTCAAATGAAAATGACAGAGACTATACGGGAATCAAATAGTGTACAGTCCTATACCTAATGACTACTTCATGGACCATGTTATAGGCAGACAATTGAAGTTTGCCCTTATGCCTAGACATTGCCATATAACAAATCGTCTACTATGGTTAGAGAACGCATATTGTATTACCGCAATGTATACAGGTCCCGGTGAGCCTATATTTGAATATCGCTGGTATGATAAAAATGAATATTTAATAGCAAGATTAAAGGATTTAATATGAATTTAGAAATGCGCTGGCTTATAACAGCTGGTTGGGACGGTCCTGAAAAAATACTACAATATCGCTTTGAAAGAGAAACACCGGATTACTGTATACTAAATCCAAAAACAGGTGAAATTACAAAACAAAATGAGTTAACTGATTGGATTACTGTTCCAACGGTAGATTCACTTAAGATATAAAAATGCGAACATATAACAAACGAATTGGCTTCTTAGTAAGCTGTCAAACACTAGTGCCGCATGGTGGTATAGGGCAGTTTGCCAAGAGTTTTTGTGAATTGATGGATATTCATAATATTAAAGTTGATATCATTACAGACAAAGAACCTCAACGCACAGAGTTTGTTAAATCTATTCCTGTAAATATTATCGCCCCATTAGAGTCATTAAAGTACACTGACCACAGTAATATCTTTATGTATGGGGATACATTCTGCTATGAACGCATGGCTAACTTTCGCAACAGTATAATTGAAGCATTGGAACATAACATATATGATGCATTAGTATGCAACACATATGAGACTGTGCAAGTTGCTAGCACAATGGGACTAGAGGATGTTATACAGATAATTGCTTATACTCATTTAGAAAGTCAAATTTTTAAAGATACAAAGAATCCATTTCTACATAATACCAATGATATGATGCGTAAGCAATTGGAATTATACGGCATTACTATTGGCACACAGAGTAAGTTTAATCAGTTACAATTTACCAATGCATATCACTTACCTATTCCAATCACAGAACAAGAGTTACTAAAAGAACATCATAAACCACGTGAAGGCGTATTGTTTATCGGTAGATGGGAAGAAGGTAAGAATCCAGAACTTTACCTAGACTTGATTGAACAAACTAAACTACCCGCACGAGTTATGACTAATGCAAATGGTGCAAAGAAGTTTGAGGATCATTTTATGAAAATGGGCATAACTGATTATAAGATTGGAGTGAGTATCATTGGACAAGAGAAGGTAGACTTCATTACTAGTTGCAGAGTTGCATTCAATCCTAGCACAGTTGAGAGTTATGGTATGGCTTTCTATGAACAAATGACACAGATGCCTACTGTTTGTTTAGATGATATGCGCTGGACTAAAAACTTTAGTAGTGACTATTTCTATAGAACTGACAAGAAGAACATAGCTGCATTGGTTACAGCACTATATGAACAATATAGCACAGCTAAATCATACTATGATAAGGGTGCATTAACACATACGCAACAAACAGAATCTAGTGTGTTTCACAAGTGGAATACCTGCTTCAATGAATTTGAAGGCAAGAAGTCTAATAGCAACACCGCAAAGATATGTGAAGAAACCACAACGAAGTTGAGTGATTTTAATACACAGTTAGGTCGTAGATTATTGTGTATTGACGATATCAAATCAGTATTGACAAACAAGCATAAGTTTCGTATACTTTACACGGACGATGATACTTACTTAAGTAAGGACCCGTCGTTTGAACCAGAGGAAGAAGGCGAGAGTCTTTTTAGTTTTGAATGAAAAAAATATTAATTACAGGTTGTTCAGGTTACATCGGTAGTCATCTAATTAAGATGCTAGCCAATGACTACGAGGTACACGGGTTAGATATCAATGTTCCGCAAGCTGACGGATTACAAGAATTCTATCAAGTTGATATTCGTAGACTATTTGAATTACCAACAGAGTTTGATGCAACGATTCACTTGGCAGCACTAGTCAATGTGGGTGAAAGTGAGCGTATCCCACTAAGTTATTACATCACTAATTTGAATGGTACAATGAATGTTATCAATAAGGTACGGACAAAGAACTTTATATTTGCCAGCACTGGCGCAGCAGTGGGATGTGCTAGTGCGTATGGCATTAGTAAACGAGCAGCAGAGGATGTGGTGCGTGAGTATTTTACTCAGCATAATCCTAAACCTTTTACAATATTTAGATTCTACAATGTTATTGGCAGTGATGGGTTTGATCCAACCAATCCTGATGGATTAATGTATAATCTAATGACGGCTAAGGAAAGAGGCGAGTTTACCATCTTTGGCAATGATTATGATACACGAGATGGAACCTGCATTCGTGATTATGTTCATGTTAACGAGATATGTGACGCATTATGTACTGCGATTGAGAAGCCAAGTAATCAAATAGAATGTTTAGGTCATGGGGTAGGTTATACTGTTGCCGAGATAGTTAATAAGTTCAAAGAAGTAAACAATATACCTAACATTAATTTGCTTACAAAGATAGGCCCAAGAAGAAAGGGTGACTTAGCAGTATCTGTATTAGATAATGTGTCACCCTATATGAAAGAGTTATACTCTTTGGAAGATTTGCTTAAGATTTAATTTTAACCCATTTATCAACTAGCATATTTTTAAGTGCTACTGTATCTGGTAACTTATTCTTACGCATAAAATCATTTAATTTAACAGCAGTTGGATAATCAGTAGAATTAGGTTTACGAGCATTGCTCATATCTACACCAAGATTACTATCGGAATCTGGACGTCTACTGCCATAGTAGACTAATTCATATCGCAACTTTTCGGCACGTGGCGTTAAATCTGATTTTTTGTTTTTATATATTAGTTCTACCCACGGTTCAAGGTACATTGTCGGCGGACGACTTGGGGTGTAACCTTTTGGTTGTTGTCCTTTAAGCAATTTAGCAGCTTCACCGGGTGTAACTGCTTTGCGAGTATCTTGTAAACGCCATGCCTTCTCATCTGTGTATAAGTAAGCCGGTATACCTTGCTTCTTAGCAGTGATTAAAATTGTTCTAACTTCGGGGCTACGATTTTCGCTCTGTTCTTTGAGCAAAACATGAACAGCAATTACTCCGTTAATTGGAATTTCAGGTGTCTTTGAAAATACTCTATCTTCGCTTTCACTGGTACGAGTACCGTTACTATGTTGCCAAGACCTTTCCCAATAATCAATTGCTTTTGTTTTGTAATGCCGATTTAACCAGTTCCCATCAATTACAAACATAGCGGCGCTGCTACCAGTATATCGGTGATAGTCTCCCACTTTGCTGCGAGTTGTGCTTAGAAAGTAAAGATATCCCGGCGGTGCATATTGTTCTTCACTAGAGTTACCTGTGACACTACTTAATTGAAAAACTCCAGTAGTTAGAATTTTTGCAGCAGCAGATACACCGGCATAATGGTAGACAATAGCAGTAGCTGCTTCATCTAGTATTGCTTCTGCGATAAATTCAGTTGCTCTCATTAATGTCTTAACAATAGGGTACTCAATACACCAGGATCATTCGCACTAACATCACCTTCACCCGGTGCAACGATAACATTGTACTTCATTCCAGCTGGAATTGAATTTCTCTTAGACATATATTCATTATAACTTAAAATACTTGAAGAACTAATGCCGTATTCGTTAGCAATTCGTTGTTTCATTTGTTTAAGTGCTGCGTCATCAGCAGGTTGCCATGCTCCGTCATCCGTCTTTTTCAAGTTACCCTTCTCATCCTTAGCCAATAAGTCATAGAATAGTTTCTCTGGAACAATCCGACTGTTCTTTGTCTTATCTAATTTAGGATCCTGAGCTTTTACTTGTTTCTCTTGCTCGGTGTTAGCACCTTCACTCCAATTGATGATGAAGTTATCTGGCTTTTTAGCTAATGCTGCTCCTGCCATCTTAGTGTACGCATAGAATCTAACATCAGGATGTTTAGCAGCCATTTTTAATGCCATATCCAAGTATTCTGGACTAAAGAAGTCACCGGCGTCATGCCAACGAACAGTTACTTTCCATCCATTGGGGAATTTCTTATCACCTGCTGCTCCCTCTTGTGATTCAACAGAGATTTCATTGCTTAGTTGATTAAAGAAACCATCTGGATCATTCAACAGATATGTAAGTATTCTGCCGTCACTTTGCCATGCAGCCTTAAATTGAATCTTGCCGCCCTTCATGGCGAAACAATCAACTTTACAAGAGCCGGCGCCTGGACATGTGTTAACAACAATTAGATTATTTGTTTGTTCATCTAATGCAATACCTACCAATGCCGCGAACCCAACATTAAAGAATTGTTCAAACTCACCATTGCTGTGCTTCATCTTTTCGTTTTGTTTAAGTAATGCTTTGGGACGAATTGCTAATGTTTGTTTAACAGCATCTTCATCGTATGTTTTACCATCTGGACTTAAGTATGTAACTACACTACTACGATGGATGTAAGGCATCTTGTACTTGTCACCTTTAGTTTTACCAGTTGTATATTTTTCATTGCCCTTTTTATCTACTTTAACATTGCCTGCTTTATCTACATCGGGAGTACCAACGATTCGTTTCATGTAATCTTGAAACTCTTGACCCTTTAAGTCACGAGTTTGTGCTGGTAGTTTAGTTGCTTCACCTAACCCAGACAGACTACGAATTCTATCTAAGTGTTCTTGGCCCTCCGCCACACCTTGCTCACCGTTGACAATGCGGTTGGCTTCTTGACCTGTGATTGGCTTACCTTGATCATCTTTCAATGAGAAGTTTTTGTAGTTGTGTCTGGTATAATCCATACCGTAGCCAGGTGTGCTAAGTTCAATGTAGAACCCGCCGTCTTCAAGTGGTCTCATTGTTTTAACACGGTGATAACCACTTGGCATACCAGTACCTTGAGTCTTGATAACTTTAAAGAACACTTTGCGAGTTGGATCCGAGCCTTCCGCCACACCTTCTTCTTCAGGCATGTCACCTGCACTAGCAACAAATTGCTGAGGTGTCATAATTGAGATACCTTTTGGGGCACCCGGCATCTTTGGCTCTGCGCCCTCGTGTAATTCTTTAAAGTTCATTTTTCTTATTCCTAATAAATTGTTCTGCTAATATTACTAATTCATGTAATTCTTCAATAGATTCGCAATGCCATCTACGTAAACTTTTATTTATATTGCTGTTTGGATCGTTTGCAGTTTTTGCACCGGTACGATGTTTCTTCATTCCACGCATTCTTGCACAAAAGCTAGCTCTACGCTTTGCTGCCTTGCTACCTTTTTTAAGTTTGCTTGGCTTAGTTGTTACCGCTGTTTGAATCTTGCTACCAGGATGACTGCGGCGATAGCTACTAACAGACTTTTTACTCATCCCACCTGCTCTTGGGTTGTTATGCTTTGACCAAGTTTCGCCTTCATCAACTTCTTGTGAACTGAGGAAATTACCTAATTCTTCAGCACCAGTACCACGTTGACCATCTTGATGTTTCCAATTAGAACCTTGACGAACAATCTTATCACCGTCATCATTTGCATAAACACTACTGTTGTCAGAGTAATATCCGAAAGAATTCAGTGTGGATACTAGATTATCACTTGCCTCAGAGCCTTCCGGCAGCCATTTCGCAAAGGCTTTTCTAAGGGTTGGTTTATCTACAACATGAGTTGTATCATCCATTGGAACATAAGCTGTGTTAGTATTTTTCCCCGTTGCGTCGGTTTGCTGTCTGACAGTTGCTGCACCAAGATCATATGATTTATCAGCCGCTACTTGCTTACCGGTAGCATCGGTAGTTTGTTTAATCTTCAATGGTCCTGCATTGTAATTTTGCGTAATTTGATTAGTAGTTAAGTCGATGGTTTGGCCAGATCCATTAAAGTTAGGACTACTATATGTTATAGCCTTACCCTGAGCATTGTATGTAAATGAACCAAACCCGCCAGAATAAGTTCTAGTACCATCTTTGTTTGTTGTTACTCTATTGCCATTACCTAGATCACCGTCTCGTGCGGGTAACTGTGGCACAGGCGGCACTTTAACCTGTGCCCTTGGAGCAGTAGGTGACCCTAGAGCAGCCATTGCATTATTAGTCGCACCTGCCACAGTGGCCGCACCCAAGCCTCTTAAGAATCCTCTGCGGTCAATTTCTTCTAGGTTGCCTTCCGCCACACCTTGCTTTGGCTTCTTTCCAGCTTTTTTCATGGCAATTGCAATTGCTGCTTGTTGGGCAGGACTACCTGCTTCGGATATAATTTCATTAAATCTCATGTTGTTGCCCGTAAATAGTTGACTTTATTGTGCAATTATGCGACAATACATATCTTATTTATCGCTTTGGGCTTTTATCTTGACAAATAATAATATCAAACGGATTGGATTTGCTTGCAAATTTTCAGAACTAAACAAGAAGGGTGAGATTACCAGCATACCTGAATTGAATACAGGCGGTACTACTCTGGCTTGGGCCGCAAGGCAAAAGCGTAGTGTAGCAGAAGAAAAGGTAATTGAAGTTGCCAAACGCAACATTCTACATACTCATAATCTAGTCAAAAAGGTAGCAACACTACAACCCGAACTACGCATGGTTCGTCTGACTAGTGACATGCTGAGTTTTTACACCCATGATGACTGGAAAGACTTCTGGCAAGATAGTGATATTCAAAACAAACTAGCACACTGGATGGCACCAATTGGTGAAACAGCTAGAGCCAATGATGTTCGTCTTAGTATGCACCCCGGACAATTTACAGTTTTAGCGAGTGACCGTGAAGAAGTAGTAAATAAGAGTATAGAAGAATTTGAATATCATTGTGACATGGTTCGTTGGATGGGCTATGGCAAATCATTTCAAGACTTCAAAGTTAATGTACACATTTCTGGTAGAAAAGGGCCTCAGGGTATCAGAGATGTTTATGGTCGTTTGTCCCCAGAAGCCCGAAACACACTTACACTAGAAAATGAGGAATACACACATGGACTATCTGACTGCTTATCGTTATCTGACCTCGTGCCTACGGTACTCGATATCCATCACAACTGGATTCGTGAAGGTGAATATATTCAATCTACTGATACGCTTGTACAACGGGTTATTGATAGTTGGCGTGGTGTTCGCCCTACTATGCATTACAGTGTTAGCCGCGAAAATGTACTCACAGATCATTCCACTACACAATTACCCGATCATGGTGCGCTAATTGAAAGCGGACATAACAAGCAGAAGTTGCGGGCGCACAGTGACTACTTCTGGAATGATGCAGTGAACGATTGGGCATTGACATTCCATGATAAGTTTGATATCATGTGTGAGTCTAAGGGTAAAAACTTAGCAAGCTTCAAACTACTTGAACATGCCAAACGATAATAATTCTGCTAACGGTGTGCATAGCTACGATAGTACTAGCACTGGAAACTTAATTCACTTCTTTAACAGGAATGTGAGTGAGTATCCTACCGAAGCAGGAGGTCCAAAGTTTGACTTGATTCCTGTTACTAAGCAAAAAGATATTATGATTAATCATGCTAGGATGTATGCCCAGCAAGAATATGATCGTATCATGGAGCTTGTGAATGTGTTGCAAAAACAAGCACTGGATATTAAACGTAGACTAGACGTAACAGATGCAGTGCATGCCGCAGAATATCAATTTCAAATTGTAATGGGGAACACGTATTGGCTAGTCTGGGAAAAGAGAAAAGAAAAGACATTGCTAGTACACACTGGCCCCAATGATTGGTCAACCGGTGTACCAGAATCTTATGAGTATATCACACAAGTTAAATACATGGGCGATCATACATGGATGGAAATAAAAGAGGACTAATATGGGATTATTTGATAAACTATTTGGCAAAAAGCCAGAGCCAGAGCCAGAGCCAGTAGCAGAGGTGCCAAAGACTACCAAGGAAAAGAAACCACGCAAGCCTAAGGAAAAGAAAGAAGCACCTATTATATCTGACAAGGCAAAAGCAGATAGTGAGGGATTACCCTATGTTAATATTTTGAAGATGGAAATTGATCCGTACGATATTAACAGCGGTGCGTTTGAACTTGATTTTAATGACAAATTTGTATTAAATTTAATTCGTGCAGGGTATAAGATGCGTGATGATGATAGTGATACTATCATAGTCGATCGGTGGTTTCAGACGGTTTGCCGCAATGTGGCATTAGAGCTATATGAACAGCAGCAAGCCGATCCCGAGAATCGGGCACAAGCTACTGATATGAGAGTGGTCCGTGCTAAGGATTTGGGTGACGGGCGTACAGAAGTCAGCTAAAGGTTGACGATAAATGAATTCTATGCTATAATGCATATTGAATATGAATAGCAGTGTTTATACTTTATTTTTAAACTGTAGGAAAATTATATGAGCCATTTGTTTCCAAACACAAACACAAATACAAACATAATCAAATTGTCAACTGCAACAAAGAAGATTGATTTAGATTTTATGCGGCCGCTGCAAAAGAAATATTTGCACGACAATCTTTTTACTTCTATTGCCGATTCTGAACTAGCTAACGACAATCGTATTACAATCATACCTGCAGGGACTAACGCAGGCAAATCTACTGTGATTACTAAAATCACAATCCCATCTGTGATCCAGCGTGATTCGTCAGTGAAAACTATCGTGTTCACATCACCTGATAGTGGGTGTGTATCTGGTCCTTACCATAAGTTTCACGCAGAGTGGAATGAAAGGCGTATTCAGTGTGATGATGGTAAAATCAAAACGATTCGTGCCCGCTGCAAGGATGAAATTAAAAAGTCATGGGAACTACATGAACTAACACCGGAAAATGTAGTTGATGTTTGGTTTGTGTCTACTCAGTGGCTCGGCCGTATCTGGGGAAGCTATCGTGATCCGGCTATTCCTAAAAATATAGGAGTCCCTCAATATATTTTTGTTGATGAAATTCACTTTGGTATGGGTACAATTGATGCTACTACAATCTTTTATGATCAAGGTCGTAATAACAAAAACTTTGACCCCAAGTGGTTGCCTACTATAAATGGTATGGCAGTTGCCGGATCGCGTGTCTTAGGTTATACCGGTACTGCTACTGTAAGTCAGCAAGGCGGAACTACATTGGGTGCTAAGGTGTTTAAATCGTTGTCCCCTATGCCTGAGTATAAAAATACTAGTGTGTTTGCAGAAATGACACCTATTAAACCATATGTCAATTCATCTACTTACCGGAGTGAATTGTTGAATACATATGAATTGTCAAAGTTGACTTATGAAGTGACTGTTGAAAAGTGTGATAAATTTTTCAATGACATTGATGTAGAAACTTGGAAAAAGGCAATGGAAATTGACATTGTTCAAATTATTCCCGGTGCGTTTTTTAAATTTGGGCGTTATGATGCCGGTAAGTCTATTCCATTGTATAAAACTCGTGGTCGGAAGAATAATTTCATAAATTTTGCTAAATCATTGCAAGCAGATATTGGTATTGTTACATCAGACGAAAAAGTGTATTTTAAAACAAGCCATAATCAATATAATAACTGCAATGATGCGTATGACATTATTGATTTGGCTAATAACAAATCTAATATTATAGATCCGTTTTTGCTAGGTGTGGTTATGCAAGGTAATATGGGTTGGGATATCCCTAGACTGAAACAAATTTCATTCTTGGGTTATCCTAGCGCAAAGAATGTTTGCTTGATGCAATTGCAAACAATGGCAAGAGCAAAGCGTTTATTGTGCGGAGTATATGATCACACCGACAAAGCACGACAAATTGCTGAATTGGAGGTGTCACTTGAACAAAAAATTCTGTTGGCAAAGTATGTAGTGTTTGTTAATACTGTTAAAATTGTCATTCCCAATGATTCATCATTGCTAGATGTTGCGTTTGATCAGTTCCGGCAAAACATGCACACCCCTAATGAAGGGTTAGACTTGTATCTGAACATCATTCGCACTCATGTGCCCGTTGAAAAGAATAATGTAACTAAAGTGATTAAGCCTCACTTTGATCAGGGTTATGATCCGGGTTCACAAAATAAAATGAACAAGAAAGACTATTGCCAACATTGCACTGACTTGGGATTAGTTGATGATAAGGGAGTTACCTTCTGTAAACTTATTGGGCGCGTACAAGCAGATGATCTGGCGCTGCGTAAATTGAAGCGTAAATTGACTGATGATGAATTCAATATGCATTGGAAAAGACAGTTGAAATGTGATCATCTTAATGGTAAGCGTGATGACAATCGTCCAGAAAATTTATATTCCCGTGATGGAGTCAGCGATGCGTTGAAAACCTCAATCAATGAGGATTACCTAAATAAATATGATCAAAATGGTAAGCGGGTAAACGGTGATTAATATAGTTTGACAATATCTACATAGTAATATATAATACACACACATATGAAATACGCCCTGATCGATACCGCAAATACATTTTTTCGTGCCCGGCACATTGCCTCACGCAGTAGTACGGTTGAGGAGAAAATAGGAATGGCCCTTCATCTTACCTTGGCTAGCACTAATCAAATCGTTCGCAAGTTTAATGTGGATCATGTGGTCTTCTGCTTGGAGGGGAAAAGCTGGCGCAAAAACTTCTATGCTCCGTACAAGAAGAACCGCGTAGTAGATACATTGACTCAGACAGTAGCTGAGGCTGATGAGAACAAAATGTTTTGGGAAACCTACGAAGCATTCACTACTTACTTGAAAGAGAAAACTAATGTTAGTGTTCTGCGTGATCCAAAAGCTGAGGCTGATGATCTCATAGCAAGATTCATTCACTTGCATCCTGATGATGAACATTTTATTATCAGTAGCGATACTGATTATTTGCAACTTATCACTCCCAAGGTAAAACAGTATAACGGTGTAGCAGGGCATCTAATCACACTTGAAGGATATTTTGATGACAAGGGTAAACCTGTAAAGGATAAAGAAAAGAATATTAAACTACTAGAGGATCCACAATATCTGCTGTTCAAGAAGACCATGAGGGGTGATGCCACTGACAATGTGTTTTCGGCTTATCCGGGTGTAAGAGAAAAGGGTACACAAAAGAAAGCTGGATTGATTGAAGCATATGCCGATCGTAATAAGCAAGGATTTGATTGGAATAACATGATGTTACAACGATGGACCGATCATGAGGGGGTTGAGCGTAGGGTTCGTGATGATTATGAACGTAATCGGGTACTCATAGACTTGACAGCACAGCCCGATGATGTTAAACTATCAGTAGACACACATATTCGTGAGGGTGTTCGTACAACTACTATTCCGCAAGTTGGTATTCACTTTCTGAAGTTTTGTGGTAAATACGATTTGGCTAAAATTAGTACAAATGCTGAGACTTATGCAAAATGGCTTAACAGTCCTTATGAGGGTATTTTGAAATGAAGATAGCTGAATCATCTTTTCGCATTAAGACAATACGATGCAGTGATCCAGAGTTTACTATGATTGATAAAAAGGGTTTTGTTAATATTCCTAGGGCTAGTTTTGAAATTAACAGAGCGTGTCCTGAAAATTATAAGCAAATTATATCTGACTGCATTAGTAATGGATGGTTGAAACCAGTAGCACACATGAAAGAGTCTGAATGGGTATGGGAAAAACTAGGAGAATAAATGGCACAGCACACACACTATTGGTCTTGCGGTCCACTCGCTGATTGGATTCGAGGCACTAACAAACTTAAAGCAGGCACAGCCGAAGAATGGAATGAATGGACAACTCGGGCTCAAATGAAACATAACTTCCGCTATTGGGTAGCTGAAGAAGCCCTTGGTGATATCCAAGATTTTGTCACTTGGCCTATTAGAAGTTTATACAGCATCAAGTATTACATCAATAATCGCTGGGTTAGTCGTACCCACAGTCTTACTGCCCATGCGCGTGATATTAAGCCTGGTGATTGGTGCGATGTTGGTAATCGGTTTCTTCCTTGCTTGTTTAACGAACTGGTAGACTTTGTTGAAATTGAACAAGCATGGTCACACATTGCCTGGGGTGATAAAACAGCCCGCGCTAAGTACAATCCTCCATTCTGGGCCAGTGGTTGGTGGCGTTGGAGGGTGTGGCGCTGTCCACAAGCTGGGCTAGATCATCTTGATTGGGAAATGACACTTACTAATGAAGAATTCTTGGATGAAGATAAGAAAGGTGAGGCAGTACTTACTAGTCAAGCAATTAGGGCCAAGGAACTGAAAGAACTTTATACTTGGTGGACAGTTACCTATCGCAATCGTCCCGATCCACATGATGCAAGTGGGTGGAGTGCTTACTGTGATAGTTTGCGGAATGAACATGGTGATCACTGGATTGGGATGAATTCAAAAGATCCTGCTAGTAAAAAAGCAAGCAACAAGGCCATGAAACTATTATCCAAGATTGAAAAAGCCTATGAAAAAGAAGATACAGAAATGCTGATTCGCTTAATTAAGATCAGGCAAAGTTTGTGGACATGATATGAAAAAGATTTACTACGAAAAACTACTATCTAATGCGGGCAGGGTAATTTACAAACCTGTTGCTGAATATGACAGTGAATACATTGATAGTTTTCCAAAAGGTAATCATCTTGTGATGTGCTATCCGGGAGGGCAGAGTCGCAGGTACAACATCGACCCTAACTATGCAGCAATGATTGCAGCTGGCCGCGTAGCAGAGGATGCGATTACTCATGCTATACGTGTGGCCAGTGAAATGCGTCCACAACAAACTCCTGTTACCAAAGGACAACAACGAGCATGGAAGAAATTGGCCAAAGAGTTTGGTGATGAACTTTGCTCATTGAGCCATTCAAGCGCACATGATATTGCCCAAGTAGCTATAAAGGCTTTACAAAAGGAAGCAGATGTGTTATACTCTAATCCAGCAGTTAAGAAAGCATACGATCATTTCTTATTAGTTGCTGAATTAACAAAGGATTGATCATGCAAAAGTGTATAACCAACAAATTCAATAGTGTATTTCTTCCTTATGAAGAAGGTATGATTGAATGGCTTATGAAGAATTACCCGCACAGTCAATATCGTGTAGTGGAGGTGGTATGAACAACCAAATTAAATTTCCGGCGCAAGAATGGTTAGGGTATGATCCTGAACAAGGAGATATGCACGGGTATACTTTTGATCAAATGAGAGAGTTCACCAAGTTGATTGTAGGTGAATGTTGTGCTATTCTGAATGAAATGCACTCGTGGCAGACTATGAATAATCAAGAATACTCAAGTACTTGGCATGATGCCGTAGATCAAGGTATTGATCAAATTAAAGAACATTTTGGAGTTGAAGAATGAAACAAGAATTAGATACACTATTATGCGAGAAGTATCCAAAGATGATGGTCACTCTCCAATCAAAATACCTTTTCGGGCTAATGCCATTTGATGAACCACTAACCCGGCTTTGACCATTGAAACCCCGCAATGTTGGCAAACAAACACGGGACGATTTCTAACACTGTCAAGATGTTTCTGCCTTATTTTAGGATCTGACATTGGGTTAGTTTCTAACATCCTGATGGATTGGGCGTGTTGTCGGTCTGCCTCATTCGTGAACTTCTTTTTGTTTTTATGAAACTCGGGTCCACCTCTCCAGTTAGGACCGTTGCTTCCTGATTTATCCGGTGAATTTTTCTTCATTAGTGCTTTAGTTTTTTCCGAGTGAGTCTTTTTGAAGAAATGATTGTTCACTCCGCGCTGCTTATCTTTTACGTCGGCGGGCCTAGGACCTAATTTTTTACCTTTGTTCCATACAACTTTCGTTGTCCTTCCACCATTTCCGGTCTCAGGCATCAAATTGGCCCAATCTTTACTTTCTACTATATCCCATAACTCACTGAAATATAGCCCTCTTTCTTTTATTTCGGCCTTTGTTTGGCATTCGCAGATGATTTCAGTAGAAATAGTTTTTCCGTGTTTATTCAAATGCTTCCTCCAGTACACACCTGACCCAAGATAGGAGTGTGGATCTTTTCTTTTTGTCTGACAGAGATATTTTAGACCGGTTATTTTGTGGGTCTTTACCATGAGGTAATAAATAGTCATGCTGGTGCTCCTTTTCAATGAATAGCATTAGAGAGGGCAGAAATTCGTGTTTCGTGGCTCTCACTTCTATTTAGTCCGTTACCCAAATTATTTGATTTTTATACTGATCTGTTGTATAATAGATGCATATTAAGGATTTTTGAAATGATGACAACTAGCGAGCAAGATACTTTTCTATGCGAGAAGTATCCAAAGATGATGATCAACCGCAATAAATCTCCAATGGAATCTTGTCTTTCGTTTGGTATAGCGGTTGGTCCGGGATGGTTCAATATATTGGATCAACTTATGGGCAATATCCAACATCATCTTGATTGGCAAGAGAAACAGCGTAAGTGGGCCATAGATTATAACAATATGGCTACACAAGCCAGAGGGGGCAATTTTGATCTGTTTGAAGAAGAAATGAAAAGTGTTATCAATCCAGAGTACAAAGAAAAACGGCTTGCGGAAATTATTGCCGGAGACAGTAGACAAGTGCCTGAACCGATTCCACAAGTTACACTAGATCAAGTTAAAGAAAAGTTTGGCACACTACGCTTCTACTACACAGGTGGCGATGATATTATTGACGGAATGGTCCGTATGGCAGAAAGCATGAGTGGGGTTACTTGTGAAGAATGCGGAGCTCCCGGTGAGCAAACTAGTGGCGGTTGGATTAAAACAGTATGTGCAGCCCATAGTAACGAAAAAGAAAATGAATAAACGACTTTACTAAACATCCTAGCAGATATAACATGAACGAACAAATTAAACTGCTTGCTGAAGAAGCAACTAGAAAATACGACAGGCTAGGTAATGAAATCCCGTTCCCACAACCAGACTTAGAGGTGTTCGCCCGGTTGATTGTTATTAAATGCCTCGACATTGTTGACAAAAAAGTATCAGGCATGGTAGGAGTCGCTGCGATGAAAGAGATAGAAGAATATTTCGGAATTGAAGAATGAACGAACGAATTAAAGAACTTGCTGAACGGGCTGGCTTAAAGTCTGAAATTATGGTGGACGAATCTAATCTGGACGTTGAGTGTTTTCTTACTCAATATGACGCAAGTTTACCATCAATTCACTATTGGGAAAAGTTCGCCCTGTTGATTGTTCAAGAATGTATTCAAGTTGGTGGTCCAGAAGATTCATATACAGATGAATGGTTCAATGCAAAAGCAGATTCAGTGGCAAAGATTAAACAACATTTTAGAGTTGAAGAATGATCAATATAAATTTTTCTATTGACTATCCGTTCAGCACCCGCTTTGAAATATTAGCATCAACTAGCAAGCTACTCACTAAGAATAAAGCAGTTGAAGCCAATATTTACTGTACAGCAAATATTGTTAAATTAGCATTAGCATATTCAATTAGACAAGATCATGCTGGACTACGCATGGAATTTGGACTGTTTGGTTACGAATGTGAATTGCACATTTACGATACCCGGCATTGGAATGACAAAACACATCAATGGGAATAGCATGGTAAGTCTAGCTGATTATTTTGCTAAGAATAGGCACGAGGCTAAATATGCATTTGGTCAACGAGTCTTTGGATACTGGAACAAAATTCCGTTTGTGGGTGCGATTGGACTTGATACTGTAATCAATGAAACAATTGGCCCGCAGTTTGTCATTCATTTAGATTTGCCAATTCGCTTTGCAGAAGTAACCTATAATGTTATAGTAGACAAACAAAGTAATTTTAAAAAGATTACAAAATTAATAGAAATGAAAGAAGATGACAAAACCACTAATCGCAAAACCCGTCGTTAAGAATCAATTTTGGATTGTTACTGATGGTACTGAAAAGGTAGGAAATGTTATTGCTGATGGTTCCGGCTTTGAGGTAAAACTTAACGGCAGTAAAACTCATTTTAAAAATACTAATAGTATTCAAAAGCAAACCAATATAGAGTTTCAAACCATTAAGCTAGATAAAACAAAAAAAGAAGTTCCCTTCAACGATTATCCCACTACCAAGAAGGCATATAACTCTATACTTGATATCAAGCGCAAGATACATGTTTTTACAAAAACACTGAAAAGCAAGTGCTTTCATGCCGCGGGTTGGTATGTGTTGTATCAAGGTGAAGAACCAAATATCATTTTTTGTCCTAAATACATCTTTATACAGCGTTATGAGTATATGGGTCCTTATAAAACTGAGGACGAAGCAAAAACTCAGATAAATATCTAATGCATATTAAACGATTTATTGATAGAGTAACTAATATTGAAAGTAGACAGGGTAAGGATGTGGTTATCCCATTATCCGATGCGCGCGGTCTGCGTGATGAATTAGCTAAATTGTTGGTAGATCACTATGAGGTTACTGAGGGAAAGAAAAACACTTCCGAAGTTATTCAACTTGAAATAGTCGGAGGTAAATTTTAATGGCAAGAATGCAACCAAAAGTTTTACTTGAATTAGTAGATAAAGTAACATACAAGTCTGATCAAATTGTAGAAGCTGCGGGTATATGGGCTGTATTCTATGATGGTCAGCCTATCAATTTAAAGTCACAGCACTATCAAGATCCGGATGCTACTCCCAAGTATAAGAAAACAAGTTTCAGTAATCCAGGTCATGCACGGAATCTTTGTCGCAAACTAAACATACAATTTAAAACAGCTTTGTTCACTGTGGTATACATGAACCAAGGTACCACTGTGTACCCAGATGAGTGATAGACGAAAAGTAAAATATACAATCACTAGAGCAGTTATGGATCAACTGCCTAGTAATAACATCCCAATTGAAACAGTGATAAGTGATTGGTGGTTCACCAAATCAGGTGATAGTCTACGCCTCACCCCACAAGGTGATCTAATGTTTAGACAAGCAGAAATTGAATATTTTGACTTACCGGTTAAGATTAAACTTAACTTTTGGTATAAGTTTCTAACTGAATGCAATAAGAAAATTAAATGTCCATATTACTTTAGCGTAAATAAAACCATAGAAGCAAAAGAACCGTTTATAAGACTATATGATAGTAAGATAGCAATGATGCTAGCACTATATGGTGATATAGAAAGTTATTTAGAATCAGTTAGGGTGCGACAATAACTGAAGGAAAATCCAGTTAATACCACACACCTTCATTACGCATTCGTTTAATAAAAGACAAATAATTACTACATACACCGAAACATCGTAGGTGTACTGTACTGAACATTCCTCTATCCTGTATCTCAGGAAGAAATATAACACTGGTATTGTCTATGGGTACAGTACCGGGAGTAATAATTTTTCCATTACTTGCGGTTACCGGTGTACTTTCGGTAGCAGTGGGGAACCAGAAGTAGTTTGGGTAAAGATTGCTTGGTTGAGTTACAATCCAATTCTGCATATCACTATTCATGGCATTTAGCCAAAATCTAGGTCCTTGCAGATATTTCTCAGTCACTTCAGTAATTGGTTGATTAACACCCAAATAAAGTTTCCCACTATCGCGCCAGACATTCACCATGGTACTAAATCCAGCATTCATAGATTTAGTTATTTGTTTAGGTAAGGCAGCATCTTCAAAATTGGTGCCGTCGTAAATGCCCTGATAAGAAATGTATTGTAATTGCATTTAGTATTTAGTCTTGTCAACGGTTCCGTGGGCTGCCACGTTATATATATGTAGACACAATAATGTTGCTACCAACTTTCATACTTTAAAAGGAAACCACAAATGAAGAAAATCGTCACTGTTATCGCTACTTTATTGGCCACTGCCGCCTTGGCTGCTGAGCCAGCCAAGACTACAGCACCCGCTGTTGCTGCACCTGCTGCGGCCCCGGCCAAGAAAGAAGAAGCTAAAAAGACTCCAGCTGACAAAGTTGAAGCAACGGCACCAGCCGCGGCTAAACCAGTAGCAGCACCTGCTAAGGCTACAGCACCAGCCAAAGAAGAACTTAAATTGGCTAAGAAAAAGGAAGACAAAAAAGTGGATGCCACTAAAAGTGATAAACCTGTCAAGGACAAAAAAGCTACAGATAAAGCTGCTCCAGCAGCACCGGCAGTCAAGCCAGCAACTCCTGCTTCTAAGTAATCTAACAATAGACGACAATAATAGGGACGATGATGGCCCAGAAGATTTGGACTGTCATCGTGCATACAGTCGTCCTAAAGTCTACGAAGTAGACATAAAGGTTATAGATTTAGATGATGAACCATTATCTGATTATGTAATCGTAAGATTAGCAGTTGCCAGAGCAAAAGCTATGCAGAAGTATAGAGAAACCTATATTGAAGTATAAATACAGTTATGAGTTCTGTAAAAACTCATTACACACACAAAGGAAATATTATGTTTACACCTGAATTTTATATTGATCTGATTCAATCCTCAAAAAGGATGGCAACTAATCAAATTTACAAAGATGAGAGATTAAATAAAGTTGCCAATGACTTTATAGATGCCCAAACAGTCTTTGCAAAGATGCTAGCAAAGAATACAATAGAGATGTTGTCTTATACTGCTGACAGTATCAGTAAAAACAAGTTATCCTCATAATGAGGGTGAAACAGTCAAGGTAAAGACTGATAAAAATAAACCAGTTCACACACACCGACATTAACACAAGGAGATTAATATGTCAACATTTGATACACCAAAATTACCCGAAGTAAAATTCAACAAGAACGGCTACGAAATCCGTACCGAAATTCTAGATATGGCTAAGGGCTTAGTTAGTGAAGATTATCACTCTAAATTCCGCGGTTGGGAAATGACTGTCGCTAAGGATGAAAAGACTGGTCAAATCGTTACTACAGTGGGTATGCCAACTTTTCCAGGTCTAGACAAGATTTTGGAAACTGCTGAACGTATGTATGGTTTTGTAAACCAAAACACCCCTAAGAAGTAATTCTTACCCAAATAATGCCCCTTAATTGGGGCGTTCCTGCCTTGACATTAAATGAATTTGGGTATATAATACAATCTTAGACAGTTAATTAAAGGACTCAAAATGATTTTATCTGACTATGCTGAATTCTCTAAAAATGCTGAATACAAACTTGTTGAAGGTGTTGTAGGACCTACTAGTGTATATAAACTCAAACGCATTGTCTCTAATGGTATTGGCGTTGATTTGACACATAGTAACTATTACTTTTCCAAGCAATTGAATACATTGATTTCTATGGGTCGCGGTGGAATTGGCACTAAAGGTAAGACACTGACATTGGACAAATATCGCAAATACAACCTGCGTGAAAAGTTCAAAAACACTGTTTATAGTCGCAGTATCAAAGTTGATAGTGCTGAGATTCGGGTGTCCGCAATTAACCAAATTTGACATTAAATGAATTTGGGTATATAATACAATCTTAGACAGTTAATTAAAGGACTCAAAATGGCTAACTATCACAAACCTGCTCTCCTGAATATCAACGCTGATGACGCATGGGCTGCGGCCTGTCAAGCACAACGCCTCAATCAAGGTTATATCAAGGTTGATGCAGATGCTCCCGCTGGTCAAACTAATCGCCGATTGGTACTGAATTTGCTTGCTGAACCCAGTATGATTACCGCAGAAGATGTTGAGCAAGGTAAATTGGTTCGACAGTTCTATCAAGCATTCACATTCAAAATCCTTAAAGGTATCAAGTTGTCGGAGTTTGACAACACTGCAATGCTACTTGCCAATCGTGAAACTATTGAAACTAATTATGATATCGCAGTACTCACTAGTTTGCCTTCATGCTACGAGCGTGGCATGAAACGACAAACTGTGGACCAGCGAGTTGCGTTTGCTACCGGTGGATTCATTGGCCAACTGACTGATAAAGTCTCGGTCAGGATTGAAGTTCTCAAAACTTTCTATTCGCAACAATGGGACACCAACTATGTCACTGGCATCACCAGTGATGACCAAGTGTTGTTCTTTGCATTCAAACATCAACTAGAAGTGGGTATGATGGTTGACCTGCAGGGCACTGTCAAAGCACACCGTGACAATGTTACTCAATTGAATCGGGTAAAGGTAATCGCATGAAAACGATATTGGGTATATTGCTATTGACTTTTATCTCAGGATGCAGTACAATAGCGGGAGCAGTCAAGGGAGTCGGTGAAGATGTAAAACACGGGACTGATGCAATGTCAACATGGATTAAACCAGCAGCAAAATGAGAAACTTTTTTCTAGGAACTATGTTTGGTATCGTTATTTCTACTATTGGTTTTAGCGGAGTCGCTAAATTGCTTGATAATGGAGTAAACAAAACAAAAGCAATGGTGCAAGAACAGGTGAAAGAATAATGCCGCATGACTAAAAAATTATCACTGGTTTCAAAACAGAAAGAAAGTCGTCGATTGGGTGAGTTAGCTTTTCCTGAGCATACAATGGAAGCATTGGACAATTATTTCCTTAAAGGTTACCCGCCTGGTGGTTTTCTTACAAGCATACTTACTAATAATTTGTATGGAGCCGTATCAAGCGCAGACAATGCCAACAAGCATGTTATCTTTGAGATTGTCAAATGGTTAACTACTGAATCAAGACTCCCGCCAACTAGCTGGGGATGTAATGAAAATGTAATAGCTTGGTTGCATGATGAAGGTGGTATCAGAACCAAGTGGGTTGAAAAGATGGAAAAAGAATATATTTGGGAAACATTGAAAGCATAATATGTTAGGCTGGGTTACAATTCAAAAAATTCGCAAGTTAGAAGAAATGGCCGATCAGATCGGAATGAAGTTTGCCTCAAATAAATACGATAATACTTATGGTGAAACTATAGCATTGGTTCCCAAAGATAAAGATTCATTGCCTATCTATTGTCGTGATGCTGTCTTATTTGTTGGATCATTGGAAGAGGCTGGCAAGTTTATGCAAGGTGTAGTGTGGGCGCGTGATTATGATCAAATGCTAAAGATTAGCGATGTCAAAAAGCGTGAACGCAAAGAACAAGATGAACGCAATCGTCAGTTGGTCAACATCTTGAAAAATGAAAAGAATAGTTTAGTGATAACATGACAAAAAATATTACAATTGGGGGACTTCTCCTCATAACACTGATGCTTGCGCTACGACCGGATCCTGAGAATTTATGTACAGATGATCCCAACACTGTTGTCATTGAATATGAATGTAACAATCTAGCTGATTATGAAAATGTACCCCCAGAAGTAACTGCTGAATGTCGTGCCCGTGCAGTAGCGGCTACTACCCGTAGCAAAATTAAAATTTAAATAGGAAAAACAATGTCAGCTTCATGGATAACAAAATTAAATCTATCAAATAGTCGCCTTCACAAAGAAGATGTAGTATTGCAAGCATTAGAGGCGAGTGTCCTGGGTAGTACAAATGCTCAAAATTTT